TGACAGCCGCATCAACGGCCTGCTTGTGCGCCTTGTCCTCGGCCTTGCCGAGTTTTTTAAGCATGTCCTCGTTTTCTTTGAGTTCTTTTTTGAGGAGTTTTTCCTCTTCCTTGAACCGTTTTTCGTCGACTTTGACAATTTTTTTACTGGCAACTTCGTGGTTTTTTACAACATCCTTTTCGATTTCGCCCTGAGACTTGGAAAAACTATACCATGCACGTGAGAGCGCCATGATATCTGCTTCTTCTTGCTGCCAGTTTCGTCCGGCATTTTGTAACCGAAGTTTTGCCCGGTGCGCATCGTCGAGCATCTGTGCCAGTTCTTCTGCATTGGCGGTTGCATAGTCGAGCCATCCGATTTCTCCAGACGAGGCGGCCTTAAATCCGGCGATCGAGTTGGTCCACGTGTCCAGCCTCGATGCCAGTAGCCCTATTGCCGTTCCGCCCTTTCCGCCTAGTAAAATCCTGCCTACGAGACCGTATCCAACAGCAGATCTAACGTCGTCAGGGAGGCCCATGTATATGTCGTACACCTGGCCAACCTTGTCGGAAACCTTGCCGACGCCCGTAGCTACGTCGCTCAATAGCGGGACAAGATCTCCTGCATGGCCAACCATTACGCCGAGGCCGCGGCCAAGGTCCTTTAGCGCTTCCTGCATTTCGGGGCTCATCATCTGCGCCGATAAATCTTGAATTGCGTCCGACGCTTCGGTAAGAAATCCTGAATCTGCAATGGTGACCTTTGCGTTGGTCCATGCTTCGTTCCACTTGTTGGACGCCCGCGTCGCCTCGTTGACCTCTCCGCTGTATTGCTCTGACAGGACTCGTGCCAGGCGTGGCAGCATGACCTCTGCAGTCACCTCGCCTTTTTCAAGCATCTTGCCCAATTCTTGCGTTGATACGCCCATGGCTTTTGATGCCAACTGAAATGCCCCCGGCAGGCGCTCGCCGAGCTGTCCGCGCAATTCTTCGGCTTGGACGGTGCCCTTTGATATCATCTGCGATATGGCGTTTAGTGCGCCGCTTGTCTCGTCTGCAGACAGTCCAAGGGATGCAGTGGCCTTGGTAACTGACATAAATATGTCTCGCGTCGCCTGGCCTTCAAGGTTGGTATCTTTGGCGGCGGCAGCGATCCCTTTATATGACCCGGCTAGCTCGTAGAAATTCTGCCCCAGGTCGTCGGCAGTCTTGTGCAGAAACTTCATCTCGACTTCGGCGGCCTTCGTAGATCCGGTTATTTCGACAAACGACTTGTTGAGCTTCGCGGCCTCTTGTCCTGTCGTAAACAGCTCTTTGACGACAAAAGCGCCTGATAGACCAATAAAGGCTGTCTTGAGATTAAGCACACGACCGCCAAGATCCTTAACCCCGGTTCCAAGATCACGCATGTGTTGACGTGCGCCCTTGGTCTGTTTGCCGGTTGCATCGATTTGCTTATTCAGCCGCGCAAATGCCTGCTCAGCACTCTTGCCGTCCGCGCTGATCGTTATTTTGACTCTATTTTCGGCCATATCTTGCAATCCTGGGGCTATGTGATATCGTGCGGAAAAACGGAGTTGACGTTATGAGACGATGTGTTGCGATTGCGATAGTATTGATCATGTTGTGTGCCGGTTGTGCAGCCAGCCACCCGGCGCCCAATATTGGCAATCAGGCCGTGGACGTGCTCGAAATTGACCATCCAGGCATTGACGGGTCGCTTGAGCCGCTCGCGCTGGGGTCCACCTGTAAAGACAGGGAGGCTTTTATCGAGTCGGTCCGGCAGGACTTGAGAAATTCAACCGTGCCAAATACCAAAGATAGCGATGGTAACGACGAATCGGACCACAGTGATTCGTGGTGGGAGGCGCACAAGCCGGACATGGATGACGTGCGGATCGACTGGTCTACCGTTTTGATCCAGATCCTTTGCCCGTAAGCACCACATCCAGCGTTCCCAAATCTTCCCACATCTCCACGCTCAAGTCGTCCTGCGAAAACGGGTAGCCGCCCCTGCGGATGTGTCTGATCCACAACAAGTGCTCTACCCATATCGATCCCCTGAAATTGTTTGCCGGGCAGCCCTCGCAGCATGCCGGGAAAAACGATCCATTGGCCTTTTTGCATTGCTCCTGCCGCTGCGGTGTGCACCTCTGACCGTAGCGGCTGATTATTCCCCCAGATCCTCCTCCAGCTCTTCCATGACGATCTCTGCCGGCTGGTCGGGCCGGTGGACCGCCTCGGCCCCGTCAAAGGCCACGCGGGCGACAACCGCAAGCAGCTCCGGGGCGGCCTTTGTCATCAATTCTTTCCATTCCTGGTAATAATCCGGATCGTCGGGATCAGCCGCAATCGCTTTGCCATCCACGGAGATCGTGCCCTTTTTGAACCCTTCCAGGATAAGTGCCCCAAACTTCTCCTGGGTGGCCAGGGCGCGGTTGATGATTTTATTGCCCCGCCGCTCGAACAGCTGGGTCCGAAACTTGACCCGCTCTGATGTCGTGGGGGTGCGATAGTGGAGCTCATGGACAACCCCGGCCATGGCGTCTTTGATTTCAATGATGTTTTTTGTTGCTGTTAAGTCTCTCATTCCTTTTGTCCCTCCCCTGATGTGGTCAGGGCGGGCCGGATGGTCCGCCCTGGCGATTCTAGCTAAACGTCAGCACAAATTCCGGACCTCCCGCATCATCCCTGGCAACAAAGGTCAGGTCATATGTCCTGACACCCTCGCGGTCCCCGTAACTCGGCGTACGGTACTGGCACACCGGTAGAGAGGTTGCGCAGGTGTTGCCTGGCGTGTCGCCTATGGTCGCGGAGATGGCCGCAGTAGTACCGGCTTTCCAGGCTGCCCAGGGATTAAACTCGGCAAAGGTTGCGGCTTCAGGATCTATCGATCCGGTCACCTCGCGACCGTTGATAACAAACCCGGCAATGCCGTTTTCATCGTTGATGTCCTGCCGTTTGGCGATACTGTTGCCCAAACTGACGGACAATGCAGTGATGACAGGGGTAAACGACCCAATTGTCAGACTGATCCCCGCAACAACAGGCGGCACAACGCTCGACAACACTGCATCCGGAAGTGCCGTATCCGTGGGGGCAACATACGTGCCCTGCAGGGAAAACGAAAGCTTCCCGATGCCGGATGGCGCGGATAGATTCATCGTGCCGACACATCCGACCATCTTGTGCAGCGCCCCGTCCTCATACCAATAAACCGTGCATGTCTTTTGCGCTGCAGGAGTCTGGGTAGCGCTTGCATAGGTGACCGATGTGTCCGTTTCCACATCCTCGGACATGGCGCAGCATTTGAGCAACGGCCCGAATGCAGGTGCGGTACCAGGTGTCCCGGACCCCGCAAGCTCCACCTCGATGTCGATGGTGTTGAAAACGCCGTGGACAACATGCCCCTGGGACGACCAGATCGGGCGCACGGTGTCCCGGGCAATTTCTTCCCCGGACGGCTTCATGACCGCCGCCGTGTTGCACACAATGGCATCTGTTGCGGCCGTGGGAGTGGCGTCGGTGTCCCGGGTTGTCTCCTCTTTGACGAGGATGACCCTTCGTTGGGTTAGTTTCATGATGTTCTCCTTTTAATAAACAATCACGTCGCGGACCGAGACGTCCACCGTCCAGACCGCACGATATGTGTTCCCGCCGGATGAATCAGGCAGCCCGTCCGACGTGTGCCACAAGATGTGGTTATCGTGGAAATATTTAACAGCAGCATGCTCCACCATCACCGCCAGGTCGTTGACCCACCCCACGCCCGTGGAGATATGCACGTTTGAGTCAGTGCCGGTCGTGTAGCCCGTCGAATAGACCAGGGTCCCGAGCTGCACCTGGTGGACCTGGCAGCGGGCATCCAGATCACGCCTGCGCTTGCCGGTCGCAATCTCGATGATCGGACCGTCTTCCTGGGGCACGGGCGGATGGTCGTAGTCGATGCCGATGTGTACGTGGTGCGTGGCGTCGTCGCCGTAATGATCGGCTACCCACTCGGCGATGCCGCTGTCCGCTCCAATAGCCTCGGCAAGGCCGACAATAATCGTGTTGATCGTTGGGTTACTCAAACTTCACTCCGTAGCGCTCCAGGGCGCCGATGAATTTGTCCTCGTACCGCTTGCCGATTCCGGCCTTTTCTTTTTCGTAGCGAGGTCTGACCCAGGGCCGGGCGCGGCGATAGAGCCAGGTAGTCTCTTTTTTCAAAGGAAATCCAATGGCAAAAAAGAATCGCCGCATTTTTGGCGTCACCCTGATACCCGCAGGCACGGCCATGGACGAAATCATTCCGGCCGCTGACCGGGCGTTGCCCACAAAGCCGATTTCAACCTCGTTTCCTGTAACCACGTACCGTGGCGCATTGACCATCCGTGAGAGCGGCTTCCCTGCCCTGGATGTCTTGGGACGCACCTGGCCCTTGCGCTTGCCGGTCTTCCAGCGTGTGGTTTTGATGTACTTGCCCGAGTGGGTCTGATGGAGGATCTTTGTGTGCGGATTGAGGCGACCCCACCGGCTGGATGATCCGCGACGGCCTTCGTCCTTGAGGGCCTGCTGCATGTACCAGCCGCAGGACTTGAGGGCTGATTGACTCGCTTTTTCGCCCAGCGGTCCGGCGATTTTTTTCAGATCGGCGATAACCGCTGCGGTGCCGTCTTCTTTGAGATCGATATTCATAGTTGCCCCGCGTATTCCCGCACCAACAGCAGCAGATGCTCATACGCATCCGAGCGCTCCACGTCGTCCACGAGCCACGTAACCCCGCCGTATGTCAGCGCGTCCGACCCTTTTTTAATGGACGTCACCTCGCTGATCCGGACCCGGCAGGAAGCTGTCTCGCGCACAAACCCTCCGGCATCCTGCAGCCCGTTTGCCCGCCAAACGCAGACGGTCACGTCGGCCCCGTTGTACGTGGCCGGATTGCCGATCTCGCCATAGATGCAATCAAGGTCCGCGCGTACCTGCTCGACGTACATCACGACCCCCTCTCCAACTCTTCTTGACATTCAATGCACAACCGAACTCCCGGCACGGCCACCCGCCGGGCCTCGGGGATGCGCTCCCCGCAGATCTCGCAGTGAGTCAGGCTGACCCCGGCAACCTCGGCGGCATCGTGTGCGGCAGCAAGGCAGTCCTGCAGATATCCCATCTCGGAGATGTATGCGCGGTCAGCGATGTCGGCCATTATCTGTATCCCTGTTCCAGCTTGAGAATGTACGCGCCCAGCCTGATCGTATTTTCCCGGTCCAGACAGATCCCGCCGTCCGGGCGGGCTTCAATCGTGATCTTCGGTTTCGGTGGTTTCGTTGGCAATGTCCGTGTCGCGCAGGCTGCCGTCAGCATTAAAATGCTCGCCAAACCAGCCAGCAGGATCGTCGTATAGCTGGTCGATCTCTTCCTGGTCCTTGCGGGCCTCGGCCTTGCGGACCAGCTTTTGGATGAGCGCGACAATGACATGCAATATCTCGATGATCCGGGAGATCATTTTCCGTTTGCCTTGGTTGCCTTGGTCTCTTTGACCTTGGACCAGAGGGCCAATGCGCCAGCCACGCCCCCGGCCAGCGTCCAAAGGATGTCGGACATGTTGGCCTGCATGTCCTGGTCGATGTCGTAGCCAAAAACGCCCAGGACCATTGCCACAATCATGATCACGCCCGCATAGGTCCGCTTGGACAGATACCAGGGATCAGGCTGTTTTGTCGGTTGCGTCTGTGTCTCAGTCATGTTGCCTCCATGTTATCTCGACGCCATCCAGTGCGCGGATGATCCAGCCGAGCAAAAACTTCTTTTGCGTTGCGTCGCTTTCACAAATTCCGACATACCGTCTGATTTTTGCCAGGGCGAACCGGGGCAAAAAATCTGATGTGCGCAGGGCATTGACAGCCCGGACCGTCTGCGGCCCGGCAACCCCGTCCATGTCCGCCCCGGCTACT